GATCGTTTAGAAAAGGATGAAGAACGATTAACAAAGATTGAAGTGGAACTTGCTACTCAAAGAGAACGAGACACTGCTGTGGAGAATCGTATGAGTGGACTTGAATCCACTGTTAAAGAGATTAACGGTAAACTGGATAGAATGATGGAGATATTAATGAAACGATGAGTAAGATATGTCCAAAAGGAATAGCTTGGGCTAAACGCACATTTGATAAGTATCCATCTGCTTACGCTAACATGGCTGCTTCTAAATATTGCAAAGACCCTAAGTACGGAAAAGGTAAGAAGCGTAAACTATCTATTAAAAAGAAGAAGTAGTTATGGGTGAGTTAGCTAAATGGAGAGCACAGAATTGGGTGCGTATAGGATCAGATGGTAACATTAAAGGTGCTTGTGGTACTTCTAAGAACAAAAAGAATCCTGATAGATGTCTACCTATGTCAAAAGCTAAGTCCCTATCTAAATCACAACGAGCATCTACAGCTAGAAAGAAGAAAGCAGCAGGGGCAAAAGGTAAACAATTTGTTAGTAATACACCAGCAGCCAGAGTATCTTTAAAAATTAAAAAGAAGTAGTCATATGAAAAAATGTAATTGTAAGCGTAAACTTTCTATAAAGAAAAAGAAGAAGAACTATGCCAAAGCGTAAAGGAGTATCATTATCTCTAGGCAGAGGTGAGAAGAGCAAGAAGGGTGGACTCACTGCTAAAGGCAGGGCTAAGTATAACAGAGCTACAGGTTCTAATTTAAAAGCCCCTCAACCTGGTGGTGGTCCTAGAAAGCGTAGCTTCTGTGCTCGTATGAGTGGTAACAAAGGACCAATGAAAGATAGTAAAGGTAGACCCACTAGAAAAGCTTTAGCCCTTAGAAGGTGGAAGTGTTAACAACTTATGAAAACAAGAGAAGAACTAGGTAACTTACACATCCTTTTAACAGATACTTTAAGTAAAGGTATTCAACTGATGAGTGCCACTGAAGAGTATAACCCTGCTTTACTTAACTGTGCCAGACAACATTTAAAAGATAACGATGTAGTTCTTATGAGTGGTAAAGATACTCCACTTAATGATCTACTGGGAGAAGTCCTACCTTTTGAAGACAAACCTGAAGAAAGAGTAGTTACAAAGTAATAACAACACCGAAGAGAGAGAGAGTTGAAGCATGAGTATTGAAAAGCTTAAACAACTCAAGGACTTCCGTAACTTCTTATATGTAGTTTGGAAACACTTGAACCTACCTGATCCTACACCACTACAATACGATATAGCTGACTTCATGCAACACGGTCCTAAACGATCTGTTATCATGGCGTTCCGTGGTGTAGGTAAGTCCTGGATATGTTCAGCTTATGCTGTTCATCAACTCCTACTAGACCCTACTAAGAACATACTTGTTGTATCTGCTTCTAAGAACCGTGCTGATGACTTCTCCACCTTTACCTTGAAAATCATACACGACATTCCTGTTCTTCAAGGACTCATACCTAAGAACGATCAAAGGTTCTCTAAGATAGCTTTTGATGTAGGACCTGCACCTGCTGCTCACGCACCTTCCGTTAAGTCTCTAGGTATATCCTCTCAGTTAACAGGTAGCCGTGCTGACATCATCATTGCTGACGATATAGAAGTACCTAACAACTCTGCTACTCAAGGCATGAGAGATAAGCTAGATGAACAAGTAAAAGAGTTTGAAGCTATTATAAAGCCCTTAGACACCTCTAGGATTCTCTTTCTAGGCACACCGCAGTGCGAGGATTCAATTTATAACAAACTGCGTGAGAGAGGCTATGACGCTCGTATATGGACCTCTGAGTACCCTAGTGAGGATTTAGTGTTAAAGAACTACGACAATGATATAGCTCCCTTTATAACTGAACAGATAACAGAAGAGACAGTAGGACACACTACAGAGCCTTTAAGGTTCTCTGATTTAGACCTAGAAGAGCGTAAGCTATCTTATGGTCGTACTGGGTATGCTTTACAGTTCATGCTTAATCCTAGGCTATCGGACGCTGATAGATACCCGTTGAAGATTAACGATCTTATTATAACAGATATTGATAATGACTTAGCTCCTGAGAAGATTATATGGTCCAGTGATCCTGATAACGAAAACAAAGACCTTCCTAATGTAGGACTAGGTGGGGATCGATACCACAGACCTTCTAAGACTATTGGTGATATGGTAGAGTATACAGGGTCTGTCTTGTCTATTGACCCTAGTGGTAGAGGTAAAGATGAAACAGGGTTTGCTGTGGTTAAGATGCTTAACGGTCAACTCTTTGTTCCTGAAGCTGGTGGTCTAAAAGGTGGTTATGATGATCAAACCCTTAAACAACTAGTACACATAGCTAAGACTAACAAAGTTAACAAGATCATTATAGAGTCTAACTTTGGTGATGGTATGTTCATGGAACTTCTTAAACCTTTGTTTATGACTTCCTATCCAGTAACTATAGAAGAAGTTAGACACTCTAAACAAAAGGAACTTAGAATCATTGATGTCCTTGAACCTGTTCTTAATCAACATAAACTTATTATTGATCCTTCTGTTGTTCAACATGACTATAAGAGTGCTCAAGGGTATCCTATAGAACATCAAGCTAAGTATATGTTATTCTATCAACTTAGTCGTATAACAAAAGATAAAGGCTCTCTTAATCACGATGATAGATTAGATGCTCTTTCTATTGCTGTTAACTATTGGGTAGAACAAATGAACCAGGATGTTGATAATAACATTAACTTTAGGAAACAGGAACTACTTGATAAAGAATTAACATCCTTTACTGATTCCTTTCATAAGAGAAGTCTTAAAGGTCCTAAGGCTATGCTTTGGTCGTAGCTATCGCTACTCCTATTATAACAAATCTTTATATCTTAGTGATTAATATAGGTGCTTGGGTAGTTAGTGTAAATACATATTTATAAAGTACATACTAAAAGAGGGTCGACCCTGACGAAGACCCTCCCTCCTTTTAAAAGCTGTTATAACTATTCATTGTAGGTCTTTAGACACACCTATCCTTAAAAGCTTTTGTTAATATAAAGGATTTAAAGGACAGGGTCTTCTTATGTGAATGATCAAAGAAGGAGAAGAACGAAGTATCGACTTCTTTAGTTTAAGTCACTATTCTTTCTTTAAGACCTTTTGGTTTTAAAATCACTCCTCTAGGAGTTCCTAATAAAACATTATAATCGCTTTTCAGATTTGTAAAGCCTAAAATTTAACACTATGGACATAGATACTCAGACAGACTTGTTAACCAACGACTTATGTAATTTAATAAATCGCTATAAAGGGGAGTTTGAATTGAACGACCAAACAATCATAGGTGTCCTGGAGTTCATTAAATATGACCTTTTAGCTACCAGTATCATAGAGTTTGATGCAGACTTTGATGAAGAGGAAGAAGACGAAGAATCGTGACGGTCAGTTTGCAGACATTAGATTTTTAATTTTAGTTGAAAAAATTTGAGGGGGTTACGCTATATACGCTGTCGCAAAATACCCCGTTGCCACCCCTTAAAAAACTGCTAGGGTGGGGTATATTGTAGAATATTGTTAAAATGTATTTTCATAAACTACCGGCAATCAATGTACTTATGAAATTAAATCGTACAATCTACATTATGTCCAATTACTGATAGTCAATGACTTAGGTAATGTTACACGAGTAAAGCAACTATAGCTCTTTTGTTATAGTATTACACGAGTAAAGCAAATCACATCAAACAAGCTTATTGATAATTGATTATCATTTGTAAATTTGAATTTCTTTCTTCGTTTATTTTTATGACATCATTCAATCAATTCATCATGACATCATGACATCTTGACGTCACATTTTCCTTTTAACTTTCTTTTTGCTAAAATCTATTGAACACCGGTTAAACACTACAAATCATCATTAAATCTTTTCATAAAGTACTGCCAGACATAACTTTACAACAAACTTTTTCGCTTTAACTCTATAAAAACTACCTTGTTAAAACTTTTTTAATCTTTTTGTATCTCATTAAATATCAATACTTTAGCTACTGATTTTATAGGTAAAGCTATTGACACATGATATATACTAGAAATCGAACCAAGTTTATTAATAACAACCAATATATAAAAACATTAAATAATATGAACATTCAGCCGTCAATACGAACAAATAGGAAAAACCTTTGCGAGTGGGAAGTTCTCGATAATAAAAACAAAGTTGTAGGATCTTTCAATGCTAACAAAGACAAAGACGGAAAAGAATATAACAAGCTTTTAGATATATGCAAAGTTAAGAACATGGCACACGATTTGTTTGACGTAAGGCAACGCATTAAGGATTTAATACACGGAAAGAATGAGTGGCAAGTTAATGACAGAGCTTTACAAGCTTGTGATCAAATTAAACAAGCTTTAGAGCAATTAGATGAAATTATAAGTCACATTAAACAACCTTAACTAAACAGATCAATCAATAGAAAAAATTATCATGCAAATAGAAAAACCAAGCAATTCATCCTTATATGTAACTATAGGAGATTATACTTATTACTTTGACGATTCAATAGAAGGCGAAAACATTGTAGCGCGTTGGCATAAAGATGATGATGAATCAGATATTAAAGAAGATTTGCAACTCGATAACTTATTAATCAAATCAAATAGAAAATAATATGAAACACGATTATAAAACCTTATTAACTCGATATCGATTGCAAGGCAATTGGATTACCAGTGAAAGCCAAAATTTAGAGGAATCAATGTTAAATTATCGCAAACTATTGAAATCAAGATTAATTAAAAATCGACCTGATAGATATTCTTTTCAATATAGATTTAAACATCAAAACAACTGGATAACAATATGAAAACACTCCAAGATTTATCATTGCATGAATTGCAAGTTTTACTTACTAACTATCAAAAAACCTTATTAGAGGAAATTGATATTTTATCCGAATCAACTAAGCAATTAGGTAATGATAGGATAAATGATATAAAACAAGAAATAAAAAAGAGGGGGGCTATCTAACATGAAACCGAACGGATTTTTAATATATGAGGGGAGTAAGAATGGCGAAAAATACGCTGTAATTGCTACCTTAAAAACAAGCAATCGCAAGACGGGTAACATGATTCAACTTTGGATTTTATTATCAGACCATAGCCCAGTAGACGGAGTTAAAAGCGGATTGGATGCGTCCACGATTTGTACGGGGTGTAAGTTTGCAAGTGGTAACGGCTGTTATGTTAATGTAGGACAAGCTCCAAATAGTATATGGAAAGCATATAAAAAGAATTCTTATCCTAAGTTAGACCTATTTTTATATGATAGCGTATTCAATGGACGCAAGGTTCGCTTTGGAGCATATGGTAATCCGTCTTTAATTCCTCTTTCTATTATTAAGATGATAACTGAATCTTGCGACGGATGGACAGGTTATTTTCACGATTGGAAAGAGATGTCTAAAGAAAAAGCGACAGCTTATGGCAACTATTTCATGGCTAGTACTGAGACTAATGACTCAGTAAGACGAGCAAAGGAAAAGAATCTTAGATATTTCCATGTATCACCCGAACAACCAAAGGATACCTTAGAATGCCTTGCTGATAGTAAAGGCTTATCATGTGATCAGTGCCAACTTTGCAAAGGTAATCGTATAGGTGCAAA